GTTTCCCGAGATTTCGAATGCAGTTCTGCCGTTGTGGTCAGCCTGTAAGAATGACGTTCCACTTGGACATAGGACTCCGTTTCGCACAGATCATGTTTATCCGTAACCCGCGTTGGAATCTCAAACTGCATAGTCTTTGAGAAGACCACGCACCCTTCTGTATTTCTGAATGCTACCGTGCAGGTTGCCATCGTAACCGTGATCTCTGTTTTCATCTTGATTTCCTTTCATTTCTTCAGTTGAAAAGGGGAACCGAAATTCCCCTGTCGAGTATTACTCCTCATCCTCCAGCGAAGTACCGGAGAACGCAAGAGCTTCTCCAAGTTCGTTCAGAATCTTTTCATACTTGCTGACATCCTCGTCAGAAAGAGTGGCCAGGAAACCGTCGAGAACCTTCTGAACCACTTGCTTGTTTCCTTGACTTGTTTCGGCCAAGGCTTTCGCAGTAAGCAAGTAACCCAAGACATTGCTCTTCCAACCGTCGCTTTTCTTCAAGCCGCTGACAAAAGCGGTAACAGCCGCCTTAAATGCTGCAGCAATGGCAAAGTGCTGTCCGCGCGTAGAAGAGGTCTCAACCAGTTCAGCAATCGTAGTCCAGAGAGATTGTCCAGACTTGAAAGCAATACTCTTCGGTTCGAGCTTGGCAAAGAGTTTGACCTTGCAAGCCGCCTCGATTGCATCCGCCAAGAACTGCGAGAAATTGCTTTCGTAGGTATCCAGAACCTTCTCGCCTTCCTTTTCCATGACAAAGGCAGTTTCCGTGTTGAGATGTTCCTTGACCTCATCCAGAGTCGGGACAAGAAAGGCAATCTTGCCAATGTCTTTACGCTCGCCCTTTCCGTTAGAGCCCTTGATGGTTTCGCGGATGGTGGTGGTGATAGTTTTCATCTTGAATCTCCCAAAAATCCAGAAATCTGTCTGGCCAGTGCCGGCTGAACCATCAACCAACAGACTCAATTCTACCGGAACTGCGCCAGATGTCAAGCGTTTTTTCTTTTTTCTTGAGAATTTTTCCGTCCGAGTCCTGGTTTCTTGAATCACGAATGCGAATCTGACAAGAAGATTTCTTTTTAGAAAGGAAAAATTGAATGGGTGAAAAATTGAATGGATGAAAAGTTGAATGGATGAAAATAAAATCCGAACGGGTGTCGAGGACATGAGGACCGATCTGATAAATCTTACCGATCTTGAAAATCTTACGAACCTTCGATTGTAACCCCCCCACCCGGTCGCATCCGGGGTGTCGATCCGATTTCTCTATCCCCTATAATATTTATATCCCCAGTATAATTTGAATACCCCAGAATATTTGATACCCTATAAGGTATATATGGGGTAGGAAGTTATTCAAAAAATTTGACAGGATCAATTCTACATACATTGCATAGTCTCACTTTCCTTTCTCCCCTTGATTCACAGGAATGGATGAAACAGGCATTGAATAGAAGAGATAGGAAATGGGAAGAGATAAGAACGAAAACTGCACCCACCAGACGACCGCACAGGGAGGTTACAATCGAAGGTTGGCGAGATTGGTGAGATTGATAAGATTCTAAGACTTGTCCTCTTGTCCTCGATGCACCACGATGGTGCATGACCCACTTACCCCTTTGGAATCAATGACCTACCTGCCCCACTTGACCCGACGACCCATCCATGCTACCCTAACCACTGGCCCACCATTATTTTATTTTCCAGCCAAGAGAAAGGAAACAAACAATGAAAAATCTATCAAACAACTATGGAAACAATCTTTTCCTTGATCCTGAAGCCGAAGGCAACCTTACCAACTCCTATGTAGAAATCGGGAAGGAAGAAATAAGGATTCCAATATCAATCTCTCCTGACAAGAACGAAAAAAGAATCCGCCAAGAAGGAAAGATTCTTGTCAGCAGTGCAGTCTGCCCAATAACAGGGATTTCCATTTCTCTCCTTGTCCCGAATCTTCCCATTTCTTTCGACTATGAGAATCCAATCGGACGCTATAGGAATGCAATCAAGATTTCCCAACTTTCCAGATTAGAACAAATGAATCTGTCTGAAGAAATCCTGGCCGGAACCATTCTCTCTCTGCTTGAAACAGCAGGACTGGTTGAAAGAACATTTTCCTACAGAGCAGCAGAAAGCAATCAGATTCTTTGCTCTCTGAAGAAGGAAAAACTAGTGGAATGCCTTTATTCTGTCAAGAAAGTTGTGGAAAGCAAGGCAGACAAGAGGGTTCTGGCAGAAAGACTTCCGCATATTACTTTCTGCAGGGATACGGATTTCCCGGCCTATGTCCAGACAATAATGGACATAACATTTCCAAAGCCGAAGGCAGAGACAGTCCAACCGGAAGCAAAAGTTTCAGTTCCTGCACAGAAAAAGAAAGTATCTACCAGACTCCAAGTGACAGTAGTCACAGCCATAAAAAGAATGACGAAATCCCTACAGGCTGACGGAATCATAAGCAATAAGGCGGCAGGGATTTTCCTGTGGCTCATGACTGACGAAAATATCCAGACAATGACCGCAGAACAGAAAGCCAAGTACATTCTCTACCTGACGGAAAAGAACAATGAAACAGCAAATAAGCTGGCCGTTCTGTTCTCTTCCATCGACAAGGGAAAAGAAGTGAATCTGGAAGATGAAGTAATTCCAGAAGATGCGCCGAAAATCTCCTTCCTGGAACAACTGGCGCAAAGGAAAGCGAAAGGAAAACAAAATGGTTAAATTCTCCCTAAAAGGCAGGGATTCAGAAGTCTTAAGAGCCTTCATTCAGGAACACATTCTGACTGAAGAGGAAGTGGATTCTGGAGTGATTATTAACAGAAAGTTCCCATATACTATCTGTTTCGATAAACTGGATGATGGGCTTATCATTCTGGAAAATCTCCCAATGAAGGTTCTTGTTTCATTCCAGACATTGCAAGGCGGTCTGGCCTATGCAGTAGTTCGAATCTTGAAAGAAAGGAAGGAAGTAAAATGAAATACGATATTCTGACGCTTCAGTTTTTCCAAGAAGCTTTGGAAAAGGTAGAAGAAAGAAGATTTGACGAACAGCGGGGTATTTGTAATGCACTATATCATGCTGGGTATGACTGTGATCGGGTCGAATGGATGCGAAAGAACTATATGCCGCATAGAATAATCGGAGAATTCTGGTGGCCTACTTTTTTTGATGTGGAGAATAAAAATGAACAAGACCTGATCCAATCCAAAGCAGACAGAATAGCTTTCCTGAAAAGAATCATCGAAGATCTCATGTGTGGAGAATGAAAGATGAATGACATCCTTGAAAATCCCAAGCATCTGAAAAAGATGGCGAAATCCTTGGACCTTCTCATCAAAGACAATCCTGATTGCCATCATTTCGTCACCTGTTACATGGGCAAAAAAGAAATGAGAATGGAACGGATTATCATTTCAGGGAAAGTAGGATATTACCTGACTCCGACAATCTGCCCATTCTATTCAAGAGAATATCCCTACACAGATGAAATTCAGCATGTGAGAAAGAGTGGATCACCGCATGCTGTTTATAAGCTCGACGAATTGATCGAGATGATGGAAAAGAGGAATTTCGAAATCAAATAACGGAAAGGAAAAACCAAATGAAATACGACATTCAAGCCTTGCAGATTTTCCAGGAGGTTCTTGAAAATATCAAGGAAGAGGATTCCTACTGCCAAATAGGAATTTGCAGAGAACTCCAATACGTAGATTCTCAGCGTTTTCCGGAATTGCGAACCTGGATGCACGGGAAATACATGCCGGATAAAGGTCTTGGAGTCTACTGGTGGCCAGTTGATGAATGTTTTTCTGAGGAAGAACTCGACCAATCAAAGGAAGACAGGATTGCTTTTCTTGAACGAATAATTGAGGATCTTATGTGTGGAGAATAAACAATGTCACATCTTACTCCATTGGAATACAAAAAGGTCTTGACTTGGGAAGAGCGAGTCAAGAAAGAACAGGAAAATAACTGGCAGGAATACAACAGGATCAGGAATTCTGGTCCTATTTCTCTCTATGAAGAAAAGGAGCTTGCAGATGAATTTGGTCTGTTTGAGGAAGATTCTTTGGAAGATTCCACTGACTAAAGAGTACCTTCTTTCGCGGAAGGTTCAGAAAATCAACATGAAGAAAAGAGGAAAAAGAGAATGAAAATGGAACAAGTAACTATCTCCCCCGAAACAATCATGGAACTCATGGCAGAAAAAGGTATAATGCCGGAGGATGTTTATCAGGGCTTTATTTCACAGGAGGACTGTCAGAAGCACAAAAAAATCCTGTCAGCCACAACCATCTTCGTGATGAAAATCCTGAAGAACGGTAATATCAAGACGGACCTGGAAACCATTTTGATTCTCAGCGCAGGATATCATCTGGTACTGATGAAAATCATAACAGATTAATAAACTTCCCCGGATGGTGAAATAGGTAGACACAAGGGACTTAAAATCCCTCGCTGCAAAGCATATCAGTTCGAGTCTGATTCCGGGGACTCTTTCTTCTTAAGGAGAAACAAATGCCGAGAAATACAATTGATGAAATGATCGAAATCCTTCAGGCTTACAAAGAGAGAAAAACTCTTGAATGTCGGGAGGCTTTTCTCGACAGAGCTAGCTGGAAAACTGTTAGTGAGCCGGTCTTTTCTTTCAACAATACAGAATATCGTATCAAGAAGGAACCTCCCAGGAAAAAAAAGCTTTATCAATTCCTTTGCCAGAACACAGGAGATAAAAGATATTTCGTCACGGCGAACATGATGGAAGATGAAGCGGAATGCATGAGAACTTATGCATATTCAAATGTGGTCAAAAGATTGGATCACACAATGATCGAAGTAGGGGGATAGGAAAATGGGAATCATCAAACAAACAATCGTAAAATGTGATGGTTGTGGAGCTGAAGCCAAATGCGGATCACTCCCGCCAATGGATGCAATAGCGGCAATGAAGAAAAGAGGATGGTTCTACCATTACAAAATCGGCTGCTATTGCAATGGATGCAATGCTGAATATCACCAGAACAAGGAACGAAACAAGGCTTGAGATTTAATTCTCAACTCAAAGGGTTTTAGCAATAGAACCCTTGAAGTTGGTAATTTCGCCAACACTCAGAGGAAAACTACTATGGAAACCATCTCTTTCATTTCAGCCTGTGTTCGTTTTTTCGACGTTCTCCCTGGCCAAACTAAAATTCAATTTGGCCAGGAGATCAAGAAGCTGACTCCTGCCGACCGTGAAGAAATGAAACCCGAGCTTGAAGCCATCCTTGGCGTTACCATCGCCTAAGCAAAAGCAAAAATAATACAAAGGGTATTGGAAACAGTACCCTTGATATTACTTTTCACCTCTCAATCGAAAGGAACCATCATGGCACTGACACTTGCAGAACTCTGCGCAAAGAAAGGAATCGTCCTTCCATCAGCAATCAAGAAAACCAATCCCACGATCAAAATCGAGGAGCCCATTAGCCAGAAGGAAAAAACTTTCTCTCTTGATATTGAACTCGACATTGACCAGTCTCAGGCAGTGGAACTTGCGCTGGCAGGAAAAAGTTTTTGCCTTATCGGAAAAGCTGGAACTGGAAAGACAACCACGGAACGGGAGATTGTAAAAGCTCTCCTGAAAAACAATGGAAAGTCCAGCCATATATTCAGAATCCAGGGAACCGGTGAAAGAGTTGAAGGTCCGGCAGCGGCAGTTGTTTCCTATACCAGAGTTGCAACAGGGAATAGCAAGAAAGCCATTTGCAAAGACAAGGAACTTGAAGAGAGGTTCTTTCACAATATCACCACGATTCACAATCTCCTGGAATATGCACCAGTCTATTACTGGGATGATGAGAAGCAAAAAGAAACCATGCGCTTCATTCCAGCAAGAGACTCAGGAAATCCTTTGACGGTCAAGGTTATTGCTTTTGAAGAATCCTCAATGATTGATCTAACCCTGTGGGAAAAGATCTACGATGCGATGATGCACGGGACGCAATGTATTTTTATTGGTGACATCAACCAATTGCCACCAGTATTCGGACCGTCCATTCTGAATTACGCATTGGTACAACTTCCAATCGTGGAACTCCGGACTGTTTATCGTCAGAAATTCAACTCGACAGTCCTGAAGAATGCCCACAATATCCTGGAGGGAAAATCTCTGGAAGTGGCGCCAGACTTTAAGATCATTGAAGGCGGAGAAAAGCAGCACGGACAAGTTATTACCTGCCTTCTCCTGATGAACAGCCTGCAAAAGTGGCTCAAGGATGGAACCTATGACCCAAATGAAGATATTGTTCTTTCTCCATTCAACGTGGGCGCTTTGGGAACAGAGAATCTGAATAGCCATATCGCAGGTTTCGTAAATCCTGGGGAAGTCTTTGAAATCATTGCAGGAATACGGAAATTCTATCTGGCAGTTGGGGATAGAATCATGTATGCAAAACAGGTAGGAACCGTGACTTGCATCAGGAAGAATGGACTCTATTCAGGAAAAGCCACAAAGCCACCATCATTCCACATGAATCGTTTCGGGAAAATGGTTGGAGTAGATGAGCTGGATGAAATGGACACAGAGGAAGATTCTATCACGGTGGAATATGATCTGGAATCCATGACAGCAGAGCAATTAAAAGAACTGACGCATCAGGCCAGCCATGTAGTAGAAATCGAATTGGAAACAGGGGAAACTCTGACTCTTTCCAAAGCAGGGGATCTTGGCGCAGGCAATTTTTCTCTTGGCTACGCTTTGACTGTGCATAAAAGCCAGGGTTCAGAATGGCGGCACGTTATTATTGTCTTGCACAAAGATCATTCTGTCATGGCTTTTAACGAGCTTCTTTACACAGCAGTGACTAGGGCTGCAGAGAGAATTACTATTGTGGCCAAGAAGTTCATGCTTGATAAGGCAATTGCAACCAGACGACTGAAAGGAGATACTATTCGGGAAAAGGTAGAGTTCTTCAATTCCAACAAGATGGTTGAGGGAATCTTTTGTAGAAAGGAATGAGAATGGTTTATCAACTTCGGTATTATGACGATCTTCTTGGGAAGGAATGTTTCATGCAATCTCCCCAGATACTCCAGCTTTCAGTGATTGGCTCGGAACTTTTGGATCAGCCCGCAAGATATAGGGGAGTGGTTCTTCAAGAATTCAAGGACCGGGAACTTGCAAAGCTTCCTTGAAAAGCTGAGGGAAAGGAAAGTCGCCCACGGCAACACCACTTTTCCTTTGGTTCTTTATCTTTCCCTAGTTCTAAAATTCGGAGAGTCCAGCCAGGATTCTGATGCAAATTGGACGGTTCCATACTGGCTCTTTGAATATCTTAAACCATTAGAGGATACACTCCAGATAGAAGAAAGGAGGTTGAATGTGTTGGAAGGGAACGGATTAACAAGGGCAATTTCACGGCTCTCAGGAATATCTGAGAGCATCATTATTGATACGGCAAGAAGGAGTACAGAATGGACGTAGATCTTTCGGACCTGGAGGATGATTACGAAGAAGTATCTTTCCAGGATCTTTTCGGCGCAGCACTGGCAGATGGTTCTACTACTATCGCTATCCAAGAAGAAATGGTGGCGAAAGTAAAAAAAGGAATCATTAATGCAAAGCAGAGCGCCAGACGTAGGGCCAATAGAAAAGATTTGGCCTGGGATAGGGTAACACTTGAATTTGAGGAGAAGCAGGATGAAGAGATGGTAGGAGTTGTGCATCTGACAATCAAGGCGACCAAGAAAGCGGTCATTAAAATCCTTAAAATCCCATTTGATCCAAAGGTGGAATTAGAAGATGAATGAAAACGAACAGCTGGCACTTGAAATTCAGGGAAGAATCAAACAACTGGAGGAACTTTCCGGGACCGAAATAAAAACGGAAATGGATGATCTGAAGGTTGTTCTCCTGAAAAATCCTGCAGCCTGCCAGCTTCTGCTCCCGGAAGATATTGGTATGATGGTGGCCTGCATTAAAAAGCTGATGCTTGGCGCAAAAACCCTGGCCGAAATTAAAAAGCCGACTAGCAGGAAGAAGCCACAGATTGATCTCTCTGCGGATCTTTCTCTTGAAGGATTCTAAAGTGGTCACTTTCCCAATAGAGCAGCTTCAAGATCTGAAGGATTGGCTGAAAGAGCAGTTCATTGAATTCAAGCCAGGAGCTGGATCATATCAGCTAATCCGAATTCAAACACTCAAGAAAGGATACCGAGGAATTTATCAATCACCGCATGACAAAGATGTTTTCCTGGTTGATGCAGAACTTGACTCAACTATCAATGCTTTCTTCGCAAGGAAAAAGAAATGAGCACGAAACTTATCAATATGAACCTGTCTCCTGCAGAATATCTTCCAGTGAAAGCCCTGCTGGATGAATTCGCATCCGGGAATCTGAAGAATGAATCCCTTGCCATCCCCTATCTGGCAGCTGTGGCAAAGATTCACGGAACAGATATTCCAATGAGCAAGTGGCCGAGTATTTCCCTTGTCTATTTCAAGATGGAAGCCATACGTAGGAGGGAATTGAAAATCAATATCGTCGTCACTCTGGCAATTCCTGAAGATGAGGTAGTTCTTGATGACCTTGAATAGAAAGAAAAACCTCGGAATAGTAAGAATACCGGCAGATCTTCCAGATGATTGGCAAATGGAATTACAACGGATCTTATGGGTTCAGGATAAAGTATATCAATATTACAGCGATCAGGTTATTCTTATCTCTGTACATCCTGATTTTTCTCCATTAGCAGAGGGTGAAATGATTCCAGAATACAAAGTAATATTCATGGAACTGGATCACATACACTTTCAGGGGCACTTTATTTATTTTGAAAGGTTGGAAGGCAATGAAAGTAGGATTTGTCGGGCAGGTAGATGAGAAGAACCTTCGGTCTTTCTTTGACAAGACAGTAGAATCCACAACTTCTGAGAATGAAACCGAGGAAGAACTGGATACCAGATTCAATTCCATCCTTATCGAATGGGTAATGGAGATAACAGCCAATGAAAATTCGTCTTAGTCACACAACAATGAATTCTCTCTTTCGTTGTGAGAGACTTTTCCAGCTTACCCGTTTGCTGGAAGGGGAAAGGGGGAGGAAAACGAATGAAAACTTTTGTTTCGGTCACGCATATGAGGCTGGGTGCGTAACTTATTTCCTTACTGGGGATAAAGATCGGGCTTTATTTGATTGTTATCTGGCATATCATGGGCTTGAAGATGGCTACATCGCAATTCCAGAAACGGTCAAGAAGAACGAGCTAACTGCCTGTAATCTTGTCATTGCCTCTTTCCCCAAATTGGATGATCTGCGGGATGAATGGGAAGTGGCAACCTTTGACGGAAAGCAGGCAATTCAGCTTTCTTTCAGAATAGATATTGACGATGTGTTTTATTATGTCGGATATCTTGACCTGGCCCTCAAAAATAAATACACAGCAAGACATGCAGTACTGGATTTCAAAACAACCGGGTTAAATCTTCACGTCCTGGATCCACTGTATATGAATTCAAACCAGCTTATCGGTTACAGTGTAATCCTGGACGCAATTGTGGGAAAGGAGAATGCAGATTACGACGTTTATTATTTCGTCGGGCAGATCACTAACACGGATGGATATGGGACAAGAATATCCCCATTGATTTTCCCAAAGAGCCTGAAGGATCGGCTCAACTTTTTTATTACCTTGGGCATAGATGTCAAGAGAATAAAAGAGATGATGGAGATGGGAATCTTTCCGCAACGTGGAGAAAGCTGTCTTAAATTCAATAAGCCCTGCTCAGAATTCGGAACTTGTGGACTTCATGCTTTGGATACTCCGAAGAAGGAAGAACCTGACGAAACCGAATATCAATTCACCTTCAAACTGGATGAGCTAATCCAAGATCATATAGAAAGGATATAGAAAAATGGAAGATGGGAAAACAGCATACGTTTCTCTCGACAGGTATCGAAGTCTTTTGAAAATGGAGAGGAGAATGCTGATCGACATTAAGAGGCGTGAAAATGAGACCGTAAATATTCCGATTGAGCAGGAATTCAAGTCCGTAGTAGAAGAAGATAAAACGATTGAGAAAATCCTGGCAGAACGTGGAAAGACTCATGGAGATTTTGGAACTCACGCTGCCATCACAGATGCAATCAAATATCACATGCACAACTCAAGCAAGTGGAGTTATCTCAGTCCGACTCAAAGAGAAGCTTTGGATATGACGGCACATAAGATAGGAAGAATCCTTGCCGGAGATCCGGATCATAAAGATCACTGGGATGACATCGCAGGATACACAACCCTTGTTGCCAAGGAGCTTAAATGATCCAGCTCTTTCTTGAATTTATTATCCTTTTCCTGGTGATCCTGTGGTTCATTTCTGTAGGAGAAATGCTATGGAAGCACATCTCAGGAAAGAAAAAGGAGGATTGATATGGACATGCTAGCCTTAAAAAAGGCGAGAGAAAAGCAATCTTCCAGCCACTCTATTCTGATATACGGAGATTCTGGGTGCGGAAAAACAAGGCTGGCAGCAACAGCAGCTTTAATCCCAGCAATAGAAAGGATAGTGTATTTGGACCTAGAAAATGGGCACGACACTATTCTCTCAATGGGCCTTCCTGATTCTGCTCTTGCAAAGATTCAGCTATTCCGAATCTGCGACACGAGAAAAGATCCTCACGCAATGAGCACAATGCTGAAGATGTTCTCAGCAAAGGAAGACGTAGTTCTCTGTGAGGAGCATGGGCGAATCAATTGTCTGGCCTGTTCAAAAACAAATGCTCCCACCCAGGTTTTCAATCTCAACAAGATGAACCACAATGAACTTGTTATCATTGATACAGGTTCTCAGCTTGCAGACTGTGGAGTTAATGCGCTGCTGAAAGGACAGCCAGAAGATGCAATTCTGCAAATCCAGGAGTGGGGAACGATCAACAATTGGTTGAAAAATATTCTTCAAGTTGTCCAGCTCGGGAAGAATACCAATTTTGTTGTCTTGACCCATACACTTTACGATGAGGAATATTCAGGAACTGGACCAAACAAAACCCTCATTCGTACAAAGATCTATCCGCTCATGGGAACCAAGAACTTTTCCACACGGGTAGGTAAATATTTCGGAACCATTGTCAATCTGGAGGTGAGGAACAAAAAGCATGTAGGAGGATCGAGCACAACCTACGCTTTGAATACACAAACTAAATCACGACTCGGAATCAAAGTGGAATCAGCTGCTGAGATTACTATGGCAGAAATCCTTGTTAAGGGAGGCATCATAAAGTAAATGGAAAAATCCCATTATCCACATGAGCAACCATTCAACGTAACACCGAAACCTTGCAAGAGCAAGAAACCAAAACCCAAACCACAACCTGTTAAGAAGGAATCAAAATGAGCAAAGTATCTACCCTCCTCGATCTGGAATCCATTGCTGACGAAACCCTGGACGAATTTCAGGAAGCAGCAGAATATATCAATCCTCCGGCTGGCGATTACAAACTGAAAACCGTTTCAGGAAAGATCGCCAAGTTCGAGAATGATGATGGAGTAAAGCAATCCATTCGGGTTGTTGTTGCAACTGTCCAGACTCTGGAACTTTCTTCCGATGAAGAACCTCCTGTTCCTGATGGAAGTCTTTTCACCTTGAATTTCCAAGGAACCAAAGAAGGACTGGAGCTTTTCAAGCGGGAAGCCAGGAAGATTTGTGACCTGGAATCCATGGATGGAATGACTTTGAATGATACGTTCGAACTCTTTGCCAATGAAATCGAATTCTATGGACGCGTCAGCTATACCAAGTCCAAGGATAAGAATGGCAACGTGAACAATTGGCTGAGACTCCGGATTATTCCGGCACCCTCACAAGAGTAAAGATTAGGGGGAGGAGGAGAAATCCTCTTCCCTTTTTGTGTTTTCCACTTAGGAGAAAATCATGAACGCAAAACGCTGTAAGAAGATTCGGAAACTCTTGGCAAAGACTGGACTTGAGAAGGTTGAGATGGTTATTGTCTATGCACGTTCTGTTTTTACGGCAAGTAGAATGCCAACCACTTTCAAATATCCGCACGGCTCTTTCCAGCGTACCTATCGTGATATCAAAAGGAATAAGGCATGAAAATTCTGGTGAATTATGATCCACTAGAACAGAACTACCTTAATGTACTACAATACTTCATAAGGGAACAAGGCTATGCGGCACTTTCTACTTCACGAACACTCTCCATTTCCCAGCTCATTGATCTTGCAAAAGCAAGTGGCTGCCACGGTATCTTTCTTTGCAATGAAAAGACCCTTGCCAATGTTGTGCCGGGGACTCCGACTCTTAATGAATATCGTGGCAGTCGCCTTGATTATTCAGTTCCTGTTATTGTCGGCAACTCTCTTGCACAGATAAACACTGTTGATCATGGACGTTTTCTACTTCAGACTGACTTGGAAAAGTTCAAGCATCTGGATGTAAAGACAAACAAAGGATTCACATTCAAGGTTCTTGAGACTTTGGATACTTTCAGGGAAGCCAAGATTGTTCTTAATGATTCCCTTTTCATGGCGTATGACATAGAAACAGTGACAGTTTCCCCAGAAGGAACAATGATTTCTGGGGATACTGAGGAAGAATCGGAAGCTGTAGAAAATGGAATCACTATTATCACCTGTGTTTCCTATACAGCTTTCACACGAGCAGGGAAGTTTGTCACCTATGTTCTTCCATTTTTCAATTTCATGGAACCCCACTGGATATCAGACTGGGAATTCAAGCAGGCGATCCTGTTCATGCAGGAAATGAATGCTACGGATATTCCTAAGTGTATGCATAACGGAATGTATGACTGCCTTCATTCAATAGTATACAGGGCCTGGCCAAGAAACTTCTGCCTAGATACTATGGGAATGGCCCACGCACAATATGTATCTCTACCTAAAAGTCTTGATTTCGTTGCTTCAATTACTTTGCCAGACTATCGGCAATGGAAACAGCAGGCGAAAGAGGCTTCAAAGAGTGGAGATATCCGTCAATATTGGGAATACAATGGAAGGGATACATTCAACACCGCAAGGATTTGCCTGCACTATCTTAGACATTTGCCCGTCTATGCTCGACGCAATTATGCGACCCAATTCAAACTGGTCTATCCTTCGCTTTACTGTGGATTCGAAGGGTTCCTCATTGATAATGATAAAAGAAAGGAGTTGCGCGCAGCCCGTGAAATCGTAGTAGGAAAGATGCTGGAAGAGCTTCAAATAATGGCTGATGATAAAGGAGATATTCGTGCAAAAAAACCATCGGGTTTTAATCCAGGCTCTTACCGGCAAGTACAAACCTACGTATACGATATACTTGGAGCAAAAGACCCGAAGATTGGGTTTAAGAAAGTGGATGGAAAGAAGCAGAGGATAGTTCGTGGAACGGATGAAAAGAATCTTTCAGCAGTAGGTGAGCAGCATCCAATTCTTTTTGCCTTCACCAGCAGGATTATCTCCTATCGTGAGAACAGCAAAGCCATCAGTACATATTTTGATTTCGTCCAGAAGAATGGGAGGATGCTCTACACAATAAATCCATTTGGGACGGAAACAAATAGAATGGCCAGCAGCAAATCCAACTTCTGGTGTGGAACTCAGATCCAAAACATTCCATACTATGCAAAGGAAATGCTTATAGCAGATGAAGGATTCATTCTATGTGAGCCAGATAATTCCCAGAGTGAAGCACGTTGTACCGCATACCTGGCGCAAGACTTAAATCTTATCACAGCCTTGGAAACACCTGGCCGGGATTTCTACAAGAGTCTGGGAACTCTGTTCTTCGGCATGGATTATGAGAAGGTCACAACGGAATTCAGGAATCTGGTTCTCAAAAAGATTGTTCACGGAACCAACTATATGATGGGTCCTGATACTTTCATTGTGAATGCAGGGATTGAAAATCTCTTGTTCGCGGCCAATGTTCTTGATGTTTCCATAGGACCAGATGCTGGACAGGTTTCAATGAAAGCTTTTGCCACGCTTCTCCTGGAGAAATACCATGAACCATTCAAAAGGATCAGACAGTGGTATGCGGAGGTAAAGAATGAAATCAGAACAACCTCAATGCTTCGTTCCCCTCTTGGCCACGTCAGATATTTCTTCGGGGACATCGACAAGAAGCATCAGATATTTGCAAGTGCAGTCGCTCATGGACCACAGAACTTATCAGTCTCTATCTTGAATAGGGGATGGTGGAAACAGTGGCAGTTACAGAAACGGGAACCAGAAGATTTCAGGATGAAGGCTCAGATTCATGACAGTGCACCATTTCAATATAGGAAAGGAAGGGAAGATATACGAGCAGAAGCAATCGAATGTTTCAACAATCCCACAGAGATTCATGGGCGCATCCTAAAGATTCCAGTTGACTATAAATATGGAACTGACTGGGGCCACATGCTTAAAGGCGCGCCTGCGGCACACACTTAAAGGAGCAGGAATGCTAGTACATATAAGTAAATTATTGAATTCAGTGGATGCTTCCATAACCAGAAGGCACAGAATTATGAGAGCAGCAAAGCATAATCCTTGCCCCAAATGTAAAACGAACCAGGTTGAACTCATTGGTTCGGTAAAGATAGGAAAGTGGAAATGCCGATGCTGTAAACACAAGTGGGTGTGGGAACCAATAACATTAATAAGGAGTGACTCAAATTGATACGCCGGATTTTTTCAAGGAATATTTCAGATACATCGGGGAGAGTGAATCCCCAAGTATCTATCACAGATGGACAGCAATCTCCATTATCGGGGCGCTATTGGGGAGGAATGTATGGCTTCCGTTTGGGAAGGGAGAGATATATCCGAATCAGTATATCATGCTCATGGGAAGTGCTGGCGCAAGAAAAGGCACAGCAATGTCTCCGGGAGGAAAACTTCTCCGAGCAGCAGGATATGAAACCTTTGCGGCAGATTCCGTGTCGAAAGAAATGTTCCTGGCAGATATGGGGAAGAAGGACAATTCAGATATCGACCTTGATTTAGAAACTCTTGTGTCAGATGCTCCCACAGAATGTTATGTTATGGCCGAAGAATTTAATGATTTCATAGGTCAAGGGGATCTTCCATTCGTGACAAGACTTACAAAGCTGTGGGACTGTCCTCCAGAGTTTCGCCATCCGAAGCTTCATGGAAAGTCAGTCTATGTATATAAACCAACAGTCAATATCCTGGGAGCCAATACCCAGCAAAACTTTTCAATGGCAATCCCGCCAGAAGCAATCGGTAACGGGTTCTGTTCGAGATTTCTTTTCATCCACTCAGAACCAACAGGGAAATTTATTACCTTCCCAGATGAAGATAACAAAGAACTGAGGGACGCCCTTGTAGAAAGACTCAAGAAAATAAGGGCCTCTTGTAATGGACCTATGAGGATTGATCCAGATGCGAAACCCATATTTGACAGAATCTACAAAGAGTTCAAGCCGATCGACGACCACAGATTTACCCATTACAGCACAAGAAGATTTACACACATTCTCAAACTTTGTATTATTATTGCGTCAGCGAATTTGCGCAAGGTTATCACTGCCTCTGATGCAGTTAACGCAAACACAGTATTACACGCTGCTGAGAGAAGAATGCCAAAAGCTCTTGGAGAGTTCGGGAAAGCAAGAAACTCAGGAGCAGCTGCCGCTATTCTAGATCATCTAAATAGATCCACTGAACCCCAATCACTTAATGAACTCTGGAAAATCGTATCAAAAGATTTGAACAAATACACAGAATTGCAGGACGTAATACTTGGCTTGACCAAGGCAGAAAAAGTGCAGCACTTGAAGATAGGTAGAAAAACTGGATATCTCCCATTACATAGACCACAGATTGACTGGGACGATAGCCTTCTCAATATGGATTACTTAACCAAGGAAGAACAATGAACGAGCATCAGATCAGAAGTGTAGTTAAATTTACGGAAGGAAATATAACAGTTGAGATACTTCTCTCAGCCCCAAATCCTGATTACAGGACAAAGGTAAATGATCTATTAAGACTTTTAATCGACAAGATTCACTCATTCTTAGGAAAGGAAGAACAATGAGCATTCCTAAGAATGTAAGGGTATCAAATTCCCTTCTGGTGAACTCAAAAGAAATTGTGATTGGAGTCAGGGTACAATTCCCACCGGATCATAATGCTGAACAGGTCAGTTTACTTTCGAAGCACATTCAGGAGGAGATCGAATGGTTTTTTACAGTAGGAGAAAATCGTGATGTCAAAGATCGTTAGCGGTATCATAGACAAACTTGATAATAAACCTGAGTACTTGGTAAGTACAAGTGGAAGGGTTTCCCTTACTTTCAACAATGAGCAAGCACTTCAGGATTTCGTAATGGAGATTCGCAAAGGAGGAATCACCTATGGAATCGAACTTGCGCAACTAAAGGATGGAAATGGCAACGGATGACTTTGATTCAAAACGTCCAGACCATCCAGATTTCATGACGGCACTTGAATTAAAGAAACATGGATTCTCTGGAGTCAGGACGAATTCACTTTCAGGAGATGTTGAAATCTGGAAGTTTGGAGAGATTGCAAAAATCGTACGAAAGGAGATGCTTGAAACACATGCCAATGCAGCAATAGCAAATGCTCTCGAAGATGTTTTTCTTTTAGGTGATGTACAGATAGGAGAAGGATGATGACTGAACTAAGGTTATGCAGAGAATGTAAACACCACATACCGGAACCTGGGAGTCCTTGGAATTTACGCTGCATGAATCCAATAGTGAACAGGAAAGATCCCTGGGCACTTTCTTCCAATAAACTTGAGGGTAGTTCTGCCAGGGATGAAAGAAGTAAAAAATGGACCGGAAAATGTGGAATGACTGGAAGACTCTGGGAGAAGAAAAATGTTACTTAGCTATACTGAAATCTGTGAACTGATTGAGCAGGGAGTTATTGAAAACACTTCCTACGGTCATGTTAATTCCGCCAGCCTGGATATTTTCATAGGGCCGGATATCTTGATTGAAAGACCATCGGATGAGCCAGTTTATTTGTGTGATAAGACCCCACTAAATATGGAAAAAGGAACACTTCCACATTTAATGTTTCCAGGGGAGTTCATTCTGGCACAGAGCTTGGAAGTATTCCATTTGCCCAACAATATCAGTGCAGAATATAAACTGAATAGTTCAATGGCCAGAATAGGAATTGACCATGCAAATGCTGGATGGTGCGATGCTGGATGGAATGGCTCCGTTCTTACGCTGGAATTGAAAAACATTAGTAATCATCATATGATCGGACTCTCTCCAGGAGATAAGATCGGACAGCTGATTTTCTTCAGGCATACCCCAGTTCCCGCTGATAAAAGTTATGCAGTCAGGGGAAGGTACAATGGTGACAAATCTGTTCAAGGAGTGAAGGAATGAATGAGATTACAAAGAGAATTGAGGCCATCAAGAAAAAGGAATCAAAGGAAGGATTGAACGAATGGGAGAGAGGATTCGTTGCAAACATTGGGCGAGTCTCTATTTCTGAAAGATTCAAAGGCCTGTCGGAAAAACAGGAGGCCTGCCTGAAAAAGATCGAGATTAAACTGGGGATTGATGAAGAAGAGGAACCAGAATATCCTGATGATTACAGGCCACTGGATGAGAAACCTGGATTTTCTCTAGGACTGGATGATGATACTCCGTTCTGACATGAGTATTTTTTCTTCCATGATGCAGGCAATGGTTGACAAACCTCTCAACTATACCAGGGAAGTAGAATCGTCAATTGTTCCTATCTATTACCTAGAAGCAATGAACAAGCTCCCGGAAATAAAAACCAAGGAGCTTGTTCATGCCACAGGAAAAGGTGTGACAATCGTCAGGGAAGTTCTAAGAAAGTGCATAGCCTATAACATTCTCACAAAAACCCCAGGTTCAGTAAGAGGAAAAGAAACAACCTACCTTCTAACCCAGTACGGTAAAAACTATATAAAGGAACAACTTGATGGACATAACAAGACGTGTGATGATTGACATTGAAACAACTGGAATAACTCCAGGCTGTAATGTTCTTTCCATTGGCGCGACAACTTTCTTTGATACGGAGGCTCCGCAGGGATTCTATGAAAAGATCAAATGGGATCCACTTAATCCAGACTTCTCGGATGAAAAGGATACAATGGCGTGGTGGAGGAATCAAAGGCCGGAAGTTGCGCATGAAGCTTTCTCCGGTACCAGCTACTACATTGATGTCCTTCAAGACTTATCGAATTATATTCGAATGGTAAGAGGGAAATATCGTAACTTTTTAATTTATGCGAATGGAGCAGCCTTTGATTTTCCAATTCTGGAATACGCATTCAGGGCAACGGGAATTGAAATTCCATGGCAATTTTATGAAAGGCAGTGCTATTCTACTCTTAAGAAGCATTTCCCACGAGTTCCAAATCCAAGGTTCAATGGAAATAAACACAATGCTTTGTCTGACGCAAGAAACCAGGCGGACCATTGTGAAGATATCCTGAAATTCATTTCCTAGTGCCCAAAGAAAAACCCCACTCTCCTTAATCGGATTGTGGGGTTTTTTGTTTTTAGTGCATGTTGTCAATCATCATCATTGTGGGACTATTGGGCGCAAGATAATTCCTGACTGTCTGATTTGCAGGAAGTTCTGTCTGAGCAATTGCAGTATTAACAGCACTATTCCATCCCTGCGGACTTCCAGTTCTCATATATTGCTCTGCAAGATTAGCAACTATTTCATCATTCAAAGTTCCATCCCTCAAATGAGAACGCAGCTGCATAGTAATACCCTGCCTATTTTCTCTGTCAATACTTCCATACATACTATTCAGATGTATGGCATCCCTGGCCCTCATTTCCTGGACTGGTCTAGTTGCTAAACCTCTAGCTAATACACTATTCCAAGCCCAGATTTCATCTGGCCCAGCTACTAAATTCCCCTTTCCTGTGACACTGTATCCAGCAACCAATTCAGACATCCTAGCGACAGGTCTGGAAATACTTTGCATAGAAATAGCCTCAAAGATTCCCTGGCCCGCAGTTTTATCCGCCTGAAAAACAGCAGTCCCAACGCGTTTGATTGCATCATAAACCTGCCCTGTTAAAGCAACTGCTGGAATAGCGCCAATTCCTTTGAATGGATCAGGAACTCTTGGCTGAATTTCCCCACGGGTTGTGATTGCTGCCTGGGAAAAACTACTTGGAAGTCCATAGATTACAGCTTCCGCCAACTTATCAGGAAGTGCTCTGAATGTTCCAGTAACAAGATCGAAATTCTGATCAGAAAAATGTTCCCCAATCTTCTCACTTACTATATTGAAACCTGGTAGACTCTTGGCTCCGAAAATGGTTGATTGCGCAAGCATTGTTTTTGCTAAGGCTTTGAACTCTCCTTTCTCCAAATGCCTATAAAGACTCTGAGCCATTGTCAGCATGTAGGTTTGGAAGAGTCCCATTGCCACACCAAGAGTCCCTTGGAACATCGTAGGTCTTTGTGCAGCTGCATAATTTCCAATCGTGCGGTCCATAAAATCCCTAGCAAAAACCATAACCCCAGCATCAGGAAGTGTTGGATAAGCTGTCTTGGCAATATATACTCCAGTTGAAAAAGCCTTTTCACGGACAACCTGCTCTGAGAAATCTGTGGCCTTACTAAGAGTTTCCACCAGCTTGCTGCGCATGAGACTCTCTGTAGTACTAAGAATTCCTGGATCCAAAGAACGAGTCCTGGCAAAAAGTTCATCTGCTTCAGAAACAACTCCCTTGAACATATTGAGATCTTTTGCTCTCTGAATGTAGGGCAATGCTTCAGGTCTATGATTGTATCTCCAGCCATTATACATAGTCCTGACAACATCAAACTCAGGATTCACTGCGAGTTCTGCATTCATGAATTTTGCAGGGAGTTTACTGCTGATCTCAGAGGTCATGAGAATCGGTAAAGAGATAGCATTGACATAAGCCTGGCCAAGTTCCCCAACGCGAAGCAATGTAGTAGCTGCTAAGGTATTTGCAAGAACTGTTACACGAGTAGAAAGAGCTTCTGTTTTTGCAACCCTATCCTGATGGAAAAGTCTCCGGGCTTCAGCCTCCTGGAAATCCTTAAATGGATTAGGAATACCTCTCATTTCAAGCTGTTTCTGAAGTTCCTCATACTGCTTGTCGGAAAGACTCTTGCCCCTCCCGAAAAGGTTTTTGCCAGTATTCAGAATTGGTTCCATGACATCCTGAATAGTTCCCAGTGTTTTCTCCAGGATTGCTGAATAGATCTGATTAGTTCCACGCCAAAGTCCATACTGATCCAAATTGGATTTGCCCATGATAGTATTCATCAAGACAGCTGCGGCATCCTTCTCTGTTTTCTTAATAATTCCCGAGGCTCCAGGCTGCATTTTAACTGAGGACTGTGTGTATTTGCTGGTAGTATGGAGATAATCAAACACATCGCTGAGCTGGAATTCCATGATACTACCCATATTATAAGCTATCTGATGCTCATAGGCATTCACCATTTCCACAAGACGTTCAGTAGAAGTAGAAATTCTGGCTGCCCCACTGGAACCACCTTTCAGCATTGTAATATCTGCGGATTGCATAAACATGGGATCATGGCGCCCGGCAATAATATTAAATAACTGCTGCTCCGTACCGTGTTGGATAATGTCATGAGTCTGTCCAACAATAACTCCTGACTTCCCGCTGAATGCTTGAATAGCTCCCTGTAATTCTTCAGGAGTTTTTCCATGCAACAGGGTTGTAGCCTGAGAAGCCTTGTCAATCACATAGGCAATATACTTATCCTTTGGACTGAAAGAAGGAACCCACAGACCAATATCACTGAGTTTGCCAAGACCTGGAATTTTCCTTAATGTTTCCTGTTGCTTATAAAGCTCGCGTCCTGATCCTGACATCCACTGGAAAACATTATCAACAGAATCAGAAGTGACTCTAAACTCTTCCCCATTGAACTTGGCCGCAATGAGATTCGGGACTTCGATCATTTTATTTGGATTGCCAGGACTTGGAACCATCTTTGTAGGTTGCTGAGGATCAATGTGCCAGATTTGACGGTTCTTATATTCTCTATATCCTTTGATTCCAGCATTAACGGAATCAGCAGTATTGAATTCCACAAGAGCTGCCTTGTCCCGGACCATTGTATAAAGATCATCCTTAACTGGAGCAAAGAATTTATCTACTGCCCTGTTGGTTAGATCAGTACGCATCTTTCCAAGATAGGTTGCAATTGGTCCGACCTCTTTCATGCCTCTTAAAGAATGGTCAGTTGAGCCAAGGAACTTATTGCCAAGAGCTGGATTACTAATAAGATTCAACTTGTCACGAATAACATCACGAAGAGTTCTGAATTCCGTCCCAAGAAAGAATCCTGCAGCTTCACGGATCATTCCACTTTCCGACGTAGCTAAGAATGTTTCCTTAACAATATCATCCGTACTTCCAGTGATTCCTACACCAATATTACTCCTGATAATAGCGTGAGGGATTTTATTGGAGTCCGTTCTAAGAAGGACGGTTCTATTGGTTGGAGCAAGGTAATCCTGAATAGCACTTGCATCAGTATATTTGGAGAATTGCTCCATAGCTAAAAGATCATCAGGCTGACCGGATGCAACTTTCTGAATGGTTTGTGTAGGAACATTGAGATTCTTTGAGATAACTTCCTCAGGAATTCCGATTTTGACATACTCTCGGATCTTTCCTATTTTCTCACTGACCAATGTATTCATTGCTGTGATAGGGTCTACATTAGCAGAAGTTGCAGAAGAATGAGCTTTGATTGTTTCCCTGAGAGTATTAAGATCAACAGTAGTTGTCCCAGCGACAGCTTTGGAACCTGTCGGAATAGAAGTAACAATAGGATGGGTTGCAGCATCCACAGCTAATTCAAGTTCTCCACCATTAATACTACCATTATAAGAACCAAGGAATCCAACCACATCATCTGTATGGACTCGATAGATGGAAACCTTACCAAATCCATTAGCTACAGACATAGCTGGAGTAAAACTCTCACCAGCACGAGAACCTTTAGCTTGGTTGCGCATTCCACGAAGGAGATAAATATAACCCTCAGAATCTGCTTGCTGCTTTAAGAATTCACGGAGTTTCACAGACTCAGGAGAATTCCAAAGTTCCTCCACTACTTTTCCAAGAATAGATGGGCGTTCTCCAATGTTATCCATTATCTCTTTGTGACTGAAACCTTGGGCCCTGTACGCTTTATATTCTGCATTCCCGAAATATTCGGCTTCTTTCTCAGTTAGGAGTCTCTGTGGTGCTTTATTCCCACGGCGCCAGTCGTTTAATCCGCGCTCCATAAGATGCATCCCACCCATACCAGGATGACCGCCAAATTCATCAGTTCCAGAAAAAGCATGCGCCAACTTCTTAGCTTCAGGGCTAAGATTAGATGAACGCATTAAGTCTGTTTTAAGTCCCTCACTCCCTTGTAACCAATCCTTAATATCATCAAGAATAGAATTTTTAACTGGAGGAAGTCCTAACTCATGAGAAGCTACACCTTGAGCAGCATGTGGTACTGTAGAAACAGGGATCTTATTAGCAATAGCCTGGGCCATAAGATCCACATTGACATCCTTCCAAACAGGGGCTTCTTTGGTCAGAGTTAGTTTAGTCTTAGTGACATCAAAAGAAGGATTACTTTGGAGTTCCTTTTTAACTCGGGCCAGATATCCCTGCAACATTCCAAAATCGTCTGGCGCAATTGTTATTGGCTTATAAAGATCTTCAGCTGGAAGTCTATCGAAATGCGCCAGGGCTTTCAGATAATGAGCATCCATAGTAGGAGATGAAGTAAAAGGGGACTCAATCCCAATATCCCTGTTAGGATAAACATGCCAATCCTTGGATGTTCCTTTAAGAAGATCATCAACATTTGTATATCCCAGATCAGCAGCTCCCCCGTAAGCTTTAATATCAGAAGGAAGCATAAAAGTATCAAGTTCTGGATTATAAGCTACAGTTACAGGGCGGACTCTGTTTGTGGTAACAGCCTTCATAGAGAGAGGAATTGCCTCTCCAGGGATTGTGGTAGTTCCAAAGAAAGGATTCTGCCTGGCTGCTGAAAGATCTGCATAATCCCCAACCTTGGCTAATGTAATAGTGTCCACATTGGCAAAGCGCACAGGATCAGATGCAATTCTATCTATGAGAGTTTGTTTATAGGCCGTTCCACCTTTTCCAAGATTCTCAATTTCCTTCTTCAGAGAGGGGCTGGCCATTCTATCAAATAGAGTAAATTGGGCCGCGTCAGCATTTGCGATATTGAATTCAAGGAGTTTCTTTGTATGCTCTGTAAGAGAATCAGCACGAGTTTCCAGAATATCCTTCCAATTCTGGGAATTTGCACGATGAATTGCCATGTGACCGGAAAGATTCTCTGTGATCTGGAAATCCTTCATCCCCTCCAGGAGAACACTATGAGAAGCCTGCTCAACTTCCTGAGCAATCCCTTTGGTTGCAAATCTCTGGGCAATAAGACCAGCTCCACCCATGACACCAAAGCCAAAAAGGATATTCATGGATGCATGTTTAAGAGGATCCTTTACATAATCCTCCATGAAAGGATGGGCATTCATTGTAGAATAAAGAACACCCTCCATAACTGTTGCATCAACTAAAGCATTTCCAGCTGTTGCAAATCTATTTTCCCACATAGCACCGCGGAAAGCAGAACTAGCTTTTCCACTTCCTTCATAGGCAGCCTTAATATTTGCCATTCTCTGAGTCTGGCCAGCTGCGGAGAACCAATTGACTCCTTTGGCACCAGAACGAAGAAGATTCATTCCTTTCAGAGCAAGACCTGTGGGCGCAACCATTCCTCCAATGAAGGAAAGAGCTTTGATTGTCTCAGGATTTTCATCATAGACAGTCGCTAGATTCTCATTAAGGTTGGCCAATACATCATGTGTATTATAGGAATACTTTTCTGGGGTCACTGAATTCCAGATAGAAATTCCCGTGTCAACAGCTGCCGCCAAAGGTACTCCAAGGATTGTGCTCCCTAGACTAGATTCAGTGTCGAACTTAGAAAAGGAAACATCAGACTGCTCTCCGGTGTATTCTGTGAGATCCATTACATTACTCCTTTATTAGAACGGGGTGATAGCAGGAAGTGCGTTTGGCATTCTAAGGATGTTCTCAAGCCCGAGGGAAAGACTATCAAAGATACCAGGAACTGCCATTGCTTGAGTTTTTGCTTTTAGGGCTGACAAATCCACAACCTCTCCATACAGAGTGCCATTCAGCTTTTCAGCATTCTTTAAGAGATGCTGCTGAACAAGGGCTGCTCTGGAAGACTTTGCTTCTTTGGGAGCGTTATGCACGAATTCCCTATAAATGGTTTCAAGGTTAATTGGCTTCTTTGCTGCTTTGAAAGAATCAAACTCAGGAAGATCCACCAATCTCATACCATCTACAGGCTGCCAGCTTTCAGCATTTCCAAGGAGATTGTTTTTCTTGGAAGCCTTCAGCACTTTAATGGCTGTATCTACTTTAAGAGCTTCCAGTTTCGCCATAGAATCCTTATCCTTCGCAAGCATTGATCTTTGCTTAAGATTCCCAAGTTCCTGTTTTTCAATTGGGGAAAGGAACTTATCTGCTTCCTTTTGAAGTGCGTCAGGATTCAGAACAAGGGAACGCATTTTTGATACTTCACTTTCCACTTGAGTAGGATCCTGGCCAGTTAAAGCTGACTGCCTTTGCAGAACATATGGAACAGCCATAGAGACACCATGTACTGCTGCAGTAAGAAAATCTTGCGGCTTAGCAGAGGGATCCATAATAACAGAAGCTTCATCCCTGAATTTAGGATTCGTGATAAGCTGGGCCGCCCGTAATTTTAACTCTTGTTGATCTGTTATTTGAGGATAGATCGCCTGAACCGCAGCAAGATTATCATTATTGAGAACAGAAGTGATCTGATCAACTTTCTCATTTTGAATTCCTTCCTTCTGGAGCATTGTATTAAGCAAACGCTCCTGAGTTTTCATGAATGCACCAATACGGGTTTTCGTTCTGGTAATATCAGGATCAGAGGCAGCAAGTTCTCGGATATGGCTCTCTGCCAAAGACAGGGATTTATCATACATAGCCCTGGCTCTAGCAGTTTCCTCACTATCAGTTTGATACTGAAGCCACATAGGATGCGAACGATCTTTCTGTTCTGAGAATTTAAGTTGCCTCTCCAGTCCAGAAACCCCAAAACGCCCATAAGCCATATCATGGAACTGCTTCATTTTCTGGGACTCGAATTCCCCATACTGATTCGTCAGATC